GAGCAACTGGGCCTGATCCGCCAGCTCGTCGTGCTTGAGGTGGGGGTAGCTTGCGATGGAGTAGTAGCGCACTGCCTTGAGCAGGCTCTTCAGCGCCGCGGCGCGATCCCCTTCCCCCAGCAGCGTCCGCCCCGTATTGAAATAACGGCCGGCGAGCTGACTCCACTCATAGACCCAGTTGCCGGGCACATAGCCCTTGATGGTGTCCAGATAGCGTTCGTGACTGCGCTCCCCCTGCCCCATGGCGATGTGCGCCAGGGTCTGCTCCACCTCGACGGGATCGGCCCCCTGCCAGGCCCAGGTCGGTCTGCGCAGCAGGCGATACCAGCGGGGCGACAGGGCGCCATCGATGAAGCTGTCAGACAGTGCGCTGTCTTGCTCGTCGACGGGGCTAGAGTTGGAGACTTCGGAAGTTTCCAATACCTTTTTGACCCGGGTAAACAGCTTTTCCGTCAGATTGGTATCGTCGTTTGGTTCCAAAATGGTGGCTCTTCTGTCTCAAACAATGTCCCATCTTAACCACTTTTCACATCGAGCAGCCACACCAGAAACGCATTGAGCCCCAAAAGGGGCTCAATGTGGTCAACCTTGCATCACGACGGATCAGTCCGCTCCCGAATGCCGGGGAGTCACTGGTCGCGACCGGTGCGGCGATTACGCTTCGTCGCAGATCGGCTTGGCGAACTCCAGCGCCATGTCCCAGGGCTGTTCAATCCAGGTATCCTGCGGAATGGCGACTTCGAAGTCATCCACCAGGGGTTCGCCCATGGGCTTGGCGAAGATGGTGATGAACTTGGCTCTGGGGTAGAGCTCGCGGATCGCCTTGGCGGTGCCGCCGGTGTCCACCAGATCGTCCACCACCAGCCAGCCTTCGCCGTCACCTGCGGTGGTGGCAGCCTTCACCACCACCAGCTCGCGCTGGTTGTCGTGGTCATAGCTGGAGATGCAGAGGGTTTCGACATTGCGAATGCCAAGTTCGCGGGCCATCAGGGCCGCAGGCACCAGACCACCGCGACTGACGGCGATGATCCCTTTCCACTGGCTGACAGGCAGTTGACGACGGGCCAGACGGCGCGCTTCGCGTTGCAGGTTATCCCACGATACATAGAATTTCTTAGGCATAGTAATTGGCTCAACGACTTACAGTTAAAACAAAGGGTTAGCGCGCAACATCACGCGGTATCACGCATTCCATGCGGAGCTCTGCCGCCACTTTGCCGCCATTTTTCACCTATGAGTGAGGGCTGATCAGAGGGTTTAATCTGACCGCGTCATCCAAATGTTCGGGGGCAAAATGGGCGTACCTCATGGTCATGGTGATGGTGCTGTGACCGAGGATTCGCTGTAGGACAAGGATATTACCACCATTCATCATAAAATGGCTGGCAAACGTATGTCTGAGCACATGAGAAAGTTGTCCCTCTGGCAGGCTCACCCCGGATTTTTGCGCGGCATACTCAAATGCGTCATAGCAGGGAGGGAACAACCTGCCTTCATGGATGCCGCGTTTGGGGATCAGTTCATAGAGCTCCGGCGAGATGGGGACCGAGCGATTGCGCTTGCTCTTGGTCTGGGTGAACGTCAGCCGATACTTGCTCACCTGGGCGCTGGTCAGCCCCTGCACCTCAGACCAACGCGCCCCGGTGGCCAGACAGAGTTTGACCACCGTGGTCAACGCCGGCACTCGGGAGGTCGCGCAACTGGCCAGCAGCATGTCGATCTGCGCTGCCGTGAGGTAGGTCATCTCCGATTCATGGGTTTTGACCTGGCGCAGGCCAGTCAATGGGTGGGGGTTCACCCACTCCCCCAATCGGATCAGCTCCCCAAACACCGCATTCAGCAAGCGCTGTTCGTCGTTCACCGTTTTGGGACCGGCGGCCCGGTCACGGCAGCGGCCAGGGAAGATGATGGCTCCAGTGAGCCGCCCTTCCCGGTACGTGGCGAAATGCCCCTTGTTGAGATCGACCGCATAGGGGTTGCCCATCGCCTCGGCCATCAAGTCGAGTTTGCGCTTGACCTGTTCGCCAGAGACCAGAGTCTGCCCATGCAAACGGAACCAGAGGTCGATGACGTCGGACAAGCGCCGCTTGTCTTCGGTCACCTTGTTGGCGGTGAGCCAGGGGTTGCTGTTGCTCTCTTCCAGCAACCACTTTTCCCAGGCCAGCGCCTCGCCCTTGGTGGCGAAGCGCTTGCGCTTGCGGGGGCCCTCACGGCCTTGGGGATAGACTTCGGCAAGCCAGAGGCGAGGCTTGCCGTCGTCGAGTTTGCGGACGGTCATTTAGTGGGTAGGGATAGACAAAACTAAGAGGCAGGTACTAGACGTAAGAGAGCAAACAAAAGACCACACCCTGTAAATACCGTACCAAATAGCCAGAGATACATTTTGTTAAATCGAGACTCCAAGTCGACCTTGGTGGCAAACTTCTCATCCAGCTTCGATAACTTATCCAAGGCAGTTTGCTGGTTGGTTTTCATTCCTTCCAACAGAACCCGTATGTCTTGAACTGTGGTTTCAATGGACCTGATAGAGCCTTTTAATTCAGTAATATCACGCTTGATAAACTCAACATCAGACTCAAGCTTTGCTACGCGAGACTCCATCCCCCCCCCTCCGTTATCGTCACCACCGCTTTTGAATACAACATCATTTGCATCCTCAAAGAAAACCCTTTTGAGAGGGGGTGCTCCAGTACTCATTGCTCACTTACCTCAAGAAAAGAGGAGTCATTCATATCTGATTTCGCTACCCAATCAATGATCTCGTCAACCATAAACTGATGCACACATGAGCACTTAGGGCAAACCATAGGGATGGTGTAAAGCATATAACCCATACCTGTTCTTGTCTCAATTATGTGAACATAGGTCTCACCTGGTTCAACCTTTTGCCAGTTAACAGTTTTTTCTGAATCGGCCACACTATCATTTGAAAGGCTTTCAGGAGCAGGGACTTTAACTAATGGGCCGTCATGTAATTTGGCCTGTTCATCATCAATTTCTGTTGCCTCCAAACGTGTCGTAGGCATCCTCAAGCCTTCGTGTCCACAAAATGGGCATTTCACAACAATATTCTTTGCAGCGAAATAACGACGTACATCCTTCGATTTGACCAGAGGGCCCTCATAGATATGCGGTGAAGAACTACTGGCTATGGCCATTGAGCATTACCCTTAAAAACAGAGAATGTTGCAAAAATGCTAGATACCTTGCGTTCAGAAAAACGACGAGGAAGCCCCATTCGAACCACTACAACTTGAGTACTTGATACACTAACAACCTTTTTCATTGTATCAAAGTACAACTTCATTCGGTCCAGGGCGGTCAATGCGCCTCACTATATGTCTCTGGCAGCTCGCCAGTCTCAACCAGCAGCCTGATTTGCTCATCGCGTACCAATGGCACCCCGAGCTCGTTGGCCTTTTTCATCTTCGACCATCCGGCGTTGTCACCGCAGCAGAGGAAGTCGAGCGAGGCAGATACCCCCGTCACCACCTTCATGCCAGCAGACTCTGCCAGCTCAGTTAACCCTGCTTTATCGGCTTTGCTGAACCCGGTGAAACAGACTTTGAATGAGTAGTCTTGTGGGAGTTTCGGGCCATGATAGTCAGGTGCTGACTTGATTTGCTGGATCCGGTCAGCATAACGGGCCTCTGCTTGCTCGAAGGCTGTCAACGCCTCTTCGGGCGTATCGAACACATCGATCACCCGGTCAGCGCGAAGAGACACGAAGGTCGGGTATTCGCTGGTAGATGGCTCGGCATCGGCCGCCACCGTCACTTGGTGGCCATAGACCAGGTTGCGCTCTGGGTTGGTGTGGTAAACGGCGACCCTCTTGGCAGAGAGCACGCCTTTATTGTTCAAATAGAGAATATTGAACACTGGCACTTCTGTGCCCTGATACCGGATTGACTCAGAAGCATGCAGATCAAACACGGTTAGCCTCCTGCTATATCAGAATTTCTTCCCTGCCCACGCCACGCGACCGACGATATGCACATCGGCCCGCTGGTCCTTGGTCACCACCTGGGTTTCATAGCCAGGATTGTCAGAGATGACCTTGATCCCGCCGAGCACGTCGAATTGCAGCCGCTTCACCAGCAGGCTGTCGCCAATGCGCAGCACATAGAGGCCATCGCGCAGGGCATCGCCGTTGCACAGGTTCACCAAGATAATGTCGTTATTGCTGATGGTGGGCTCCATGCTGTCGCCCTTGGCGCGGATAACCGCCAGCCGCTCCGGTGCCAACCCCTCTTTCTTGAGCCAGTCGGTGCGAAACGCCATGGGCTCGGTTTTCAGCTCGTCGGAGACGGTGGCGCCGAACCCGGCCGACGCAAACACCTGGTAGCAGTCGACCAGGGTGTAATCCTGCATCTGGTGGTAGGAAGCTCCGGACTCTTCGAGCGCTACTGGCTCTTTACTATGACCCACCAGGGCATTGCGTGGCACCTCAGGAAGAACGGCAACCTCTTCAGGCATATCTCCTAAGCCAAGACATAGCCATAAGAACAACCGAGGCTCATGACCACAGATCTGGGAGACTTGTCCCACAGAGGGCATTGTTTCGCCAGTCACGTACTTGCGCAGTACTGCATCGCTCACACCTACCCGTCTCGAAAACGACTTATAGCTCTCTCTGCCTATCAGAGCTTCCATTCGCTTTGCGAAACCCTTCATGTCGAATGTGGTGCCGTTAACAATCTCCATAAATTGAAAGCCTCAGGTTGTTTTGAGATCTTTCGGTTGCGCGATGCCGCGCGACCGTATACTCTCACCCTACAAGTCTCGTTGTAACCCACAGGTCGCAAACTAGGGGGTTCAACGCATTGAAAGGCAAATAAAATAGGGATAGGGGCGCAGTATGACGCAACGTGACACCGAAAAACAGCCTTTAGGGGCGCATGCCGCACCGATAGGTGACGCTGTTCAACCTCCAGTTGACCAACTGGCAGAAGTGCTGCGCCAGTTGGAAACCATCAAACAGAGCCTTGCGCTCACCATGCTGCCGGCCATTCCGCTGGACGCCTTCCTCACCATGCTGCGGGACGAACTCAAGTTCGACCTGCCACTGCGCACCGCCCAGGACATGATCAGCGACGGGCGCCTGCCCATCGTTCCCAAACTGCGTGCTGGCGACAAGCCGTGGGTCAACCTGCACCGCTGGCGCGAGATGACCAAGGAGCCGGAACACTACTTCAAGTTCGTTCATGAGAACTCCCGTCGTCGTGTGGCCAAGGATTCGACCAGCAAGTCGCGCCAGCGCGCTGCTGCTTGACCTAACGGTAGCGATTGAGCACAGGGGGATAAAGTGTCAAACCAGCACACTCGTTCACACAGCCACTTTGCAGGGGCCTGCGACCTGTTCAAGCAGGCACACAACATCAGCCAATTGGCTGAAACCATCGGCATGTCACACCACGTGCTGCACAACAAATTCAACCCGGCGTGTGAGCGGCACAACCTGACTGCGCACGATCTCATCGCCCTCTACCACGCCACCGGCGACGACACCCTGTTTGATGGCCTGCTGTTTGACTGCGGCCTGACCGCCGTTCGTCTGCCGGATGCTGCCCAGGTTGCCCCAGAGGCCCGCGCCCAGCAGGCGCTCAATGCGGGGGCCCAGATCCTGGGCGTCACGGCCCAGGCTACCACCCTCCTCGCCGGTGAACGCGTCACCAAATCACACCGAAACACCGTCGTCACCGGCATCTGGGCAGGCATCGAGCACCTTGTGCTGCTGGCTACCGAGGTCGAGGACCGCTTTCACGCCATCCCCAGCCTCGCGTGCGCTGCTGATATGGCCCGCGCCGCCATCGGCGCATAGGAGACCAGACCATGAGATTGATTTGCCCCCACTGCGGTTACCACGCGAATACCCGCAACTCCACCAAAATGAGCCCGCTGACAGGCCACGCCTATTACGCCTGTAGCAATGTCGACTGCGGCCACACCTTCAAGGCGGCGTTTGAAATCGTCGGCACCATCAGTCCATCCGCCATGCCCAATCCGGCCATCGTGCTGCCGTCCTGCAAGGGCGTGGGCAAAAACCACAAAACCATGTCGAAGAGCGTCCCGCTCAAGGAGTCAGCATGAAACTGCGCGCCGAGCAGCCGGGGCTGATCCCGCTGCCGTTTTTGCTGTTCAACCGCGCCACCGTCGTCACCAGCGGCGACGAGCCGGTGATGCGCAACACCACCCGTTTCGACGGCAGTTATCTGGAAGACAGCCAGGGCCGCCGTGGCTCGCTGCGCTTCCAGCCGTGCCATCAACCTCGCCCGCACTGGCTGACCAAGCTGCTGCAGGCATAACCGGAGGGCCGCCCCATGAACACCGCAAAGATTTTCGAGCTCGTTCAACAGCCCAGCGCCGCAGAGGTGGCGCTGGCAGAGATGCGCGCCCAGTTCGGCCGCAATGGGGCGGCCAGCCGCTGGTCACGCCTGCCGACCCGGGCCCGCGCCGTCATCTGTTACGCCGCCGGGGTGTCGACCACCCAAGCCGGGCGCGAGCTGGACCAGTTCGACTTTGACCAACAAGAGGCGATCCGCCTCGCCCTGGGTGAGCTGATGGCAACCCTGCATGAGTTTGATGGCGGCGTGCTGCACCGCCGCGAGTGGCACCGCACAACACGCCGTATTGAGGGGCCGACCCGCAGCGAGCGGGAACAGGCAGAACACGAGAACAAGCGCCGGGCCGAGCTCAACGAGCAGGCCGGCATATTGGAAAGCCGCAGAGCGGTTTTGCAGAAGGTGGCCGGAAGCGGCCAATAACCAAGGCCTACGGGCTATCAAAACTGAGGAATGACCATGTTTGGAAAACTGTTTGGCAAGAAAGCATCCGCCGCTAAGGCCGAGATCAAAAAGTTCGAAAACCGCGACCTGATGGAAGCCACCGTAGGCGGTTGCCTGCTGGTTGCCTTCGCTGATGGCCAATGTGAAGACGCCGAGCTCAAGACCATCGAGTCACTGCTGCGCACTAACAAGGCGCTGGAAGGGTTCGGCCATGAGCTGACCGACACCGTCAACCGCTTCACCGAGCGCCTCAAAGCCGGATACCGCGTGGCCCGTGTCGAGATCCTGCGGGAAATCGAAGAGGTGAAGGGCAACCGCCAGGAAGCCGAAGACGTGCTGGTCACCATGCTGACCATCGCCGAAGCCGATGGCGAGATTGAAGAAGCGGAACAGAAGGAGCTGTCCACCGTCGCCGACCGTCTGGGCCTGCGGATTGCCGACTATGCCTAACCCTCGCTGGTTGCTGGTCGGAGCCTTCCTGCTGCTGTCGGTGGGGGTCGATTTCAGCTCCCGCATTCTGTCGATGACAGCGGATGGGCTGCTGGTAGGGGCAGCAATCGCCATCGCCTGGCCTCTGCTGAAACCAAAGAAGTGATGACAACGGGCCGAGGGGAATCGGCCCCATCCCTTAGCCGCTACGAGTGGCGGTTAAGGGATGCCAAAAGCAGGCAATAAAAAACCCCGCAAAGGTGGTGGAACACCGCGGGGTTTCACAAACAAAACTGAGGGTTAACTCATGAACAATCTTACAGCAGAAAAGGCGATCCGCAAAGTCGCGAACAGCCTCATTAATACCCATCGCCCCCAGCTCGGGGCATGTCACAGCCTCGCCATCGAGGCCAGCCTTGAGGCGCTGGCCGAACTGGCCGACGAGTTGGCCCTGCTCGACATCTACGCCGAGCTGACCAAGCGCCTCGAGATCCTGCAGGGTGGCTGTCGTCCGCACATCATCGGCGTGGACATGGCGGCCCCAGTCCATGACGTCACCGTGATATTCCAGCCGCCCTTTGCTCATGAGATGCAAGGGGGTGCCCTGTGACTGACGACATGTTCGAACTGGAGCCGCCAATCGACGAGCTGGGTGGCGCCGAATCTGGACCCGCCCATATGCAACCGCCGGCACCGGTCAGCCAACTGACCAAGCACTGGGAAGCAGCGCAGGAGGAGTTCAACACCTCGGGCAGTGATGCCCGCCGAAACCGCAACATCGCCCAGGAGCTGCTGGCCCTGGGCGCCATCCGCGCCGTGTATTGGCTGGCGCTGGGTGGCGGTGAAGTCGCGCTGGCCAAAGAGATCGCCGAGTGGTGGGCCGAGTGCGAACCACTCCACGGATTGGGGGAGACCATCAAATGATCCACGACTTCTGGCTTGATGCCATGTTGAGCGACGCGGCGCGCCGCCGGGAATACCAACTCGAGTTACTGGATGCCCGTCGCCGCCCCTGCCGCCCCCACCGATATATCAAAACCCTGCTGGTCATGGTGCGCGCGGCCCGCCGCTGCGAGCACCAATCTGCCGCCCGTCTGCGCCAGTCATACAACGGAGGCGCCATCTAATGACTCACCAAAAACCAGCCGGGCTTGCCCCGGCTTTGGGCGTCGTGCGCCCTGCAAACAGCCATATCGTGACGCTGGAGCCCTGCACCAAGTGCCGCCAGATGGCGGTGTGCCTGCCGGTTGCGGGCCGACACGGTCGCCGCTCTTACCCCTACTGCGTCGAAACCTGCTGGCCGCTGGCCCGCGCCGCCAGTGAAACCGTGGTGAAGACCGTCCCGGCCAACGCCCGCCCCTCGATGCGCTGCAGTTGCTGCGGCGAGTTCGGCCATGTGCGCCCGGTCATCCTGGGCGGCAACCGGCTCACCAGCCTGTTTTTCTGCGAGTCCACCTGCTGGTCTGATCGGCTCGCCACCCTGGACATGGTACCGACCTGCTCCACCTGCGGCCGGTACCTGCAACCCAACGAGTATGTGACCGAAAAGTGCGGGGTGTGTAAATGATGGCCGCCATCACCAACCTGCACGGGATACAGCTGCCCCAGCACTACCTGGTCGGGCACCACGCCATCAACATGGCCGGGGCGGCCGAACAACTCGCCCGCATTGAGTGGCACGTTGCCAAGCCGCTGGCCGCGACCTTCCTGCGCCGCTACCCGGCCAACCCCAAGACCGCCAACATCTGGCTGCGCCGCATGGTCGATGCCTGCGCCGCCGCACAGAGCCGGTTCCCGGTACCGGTGATTGATCTTCGCAACGATGTGCGCCGCGAGCTGGTTGCCGCCGAGTGGGCCCGTCGCTGCCAGCAACTGCTGGCGGCGGCGGGCCATGAGCGCACCGCCACGGAGCTGCTGGCCGATATCGGGGCCCAGGCCAAGGCGTGGCACTTCTGCCCCACCCTGCCGGTTCACCCACGCACCAAGGTAGAACGCCTGCTGGGCCGCCCCCTAAGCCAGGAAGAGCGGGATGATCTGGTTGACGAGGTGGACAAGTTCGAGGGAGCCGCCGCCAGCCTGCTGGTGCGCCTGCTCGACGAGTCGTGGTGGCTGCGCAAGATTAACCGAGCCTGGGCCATCTACTGCGAGCTGATCGCCATCCTCACCGGGCAGGTGCGCAAAGGGGTCAGTCCCTACGCCAGCGCACACGCCGTGCGTGAGTTCACCCAGCGTAAAGCAGCCCAGCAAGCCTGGATGGCTGGCATGAGCGCCGTCAACGAAGAGCTGGGGCAAGAGATTGACCTGGTCGATGCGGTGATGGGCTCGGTCGCCAACCCCGAGATTCGCCGTCATGAGCTGATGGTGCGCATGCGGGGCTTTGAAGACATGGCACAGGAGCAGGGCAAACTGGGCCTGTTCCTCACACTGACCGCCCCCTCCAGCTATCACGCCTGGCGCCAGGGCAGCAAAGACAAGGCGAAGACCTACCAGAACGAGAAGTTCAACGGCGCCTGCCCGACCGAGACCAACCGCCTGTTGTGCAAGCAGTGGGCGCGAGTTCGCGCCGCACTGGCCAGAGAGGGTATTCGCCCTTTCGGATTTCGGGTAGTGGAGCCGCACCACGACGGTACCCCGCACTGGCACTGCCTCTTATTTATCAATCCTGCACATGAGCGGATTCTGCTTACCCAACTGGCATACCACTTTACGGCCGTTGACCGAGCAGAGTTGAAATTACCCAACGGAGAAAAGTTGGATGAACTGGCAAGAACAGCCAAACGCAACAAAGGCGAGGATGTTTTTGACCTGCTCGACATCGCCGACAAGGACACCATAAAAGCGCTTAACCCCAGGGTGAACTGGAAGGTGATCGACCCGACCAAGGGCAGCGCCACCGGGTATATCGCCAAATACATCGCCAAGAACATCGACGGCCACAAGGTCGGGATGGACTACGAGGCAGAGGCACCGGTCGACCACACCACCATCGCGGTCGCGGCCTGGGCGAGCTGCTGGCGTATCCGCCAGTTTCAGCAGATAGGCGGCCCGGCTGTGAGCGTGTGGCGCGAGCTGCGCCGACTGGGTGACGAGGTGATCGAGTGGGATTGCATCCTGGAAGCCGCTCGCACCGCCGCCGACAACAACCGCTGGGGCGACTTTATCGACGCCATGGGCGGCATCGACCTGCCACGCAAGGAGCACCTGATCCGCCTCTCCAAGCGCCTCGATGAAGCCGCCAACAAGTATGGCGAGGATGTGCTGCGCCTGATGGGGGTGATCACCGACATCGGCCAGACCACCGCCATCACCCGCACCGAGGGCTGGCAGATAGTGCGCAAGGGGGTCAACGGGTCGGGTTTGGGCGAGCAGCGCGAGCTTGCAGTGGGCGAGCGCAGCGAGTTGCCCTCAGGCGGCGGCAGCCGCCCCCCTCGGAGTTCTGTCAATAACTGTACGCAAGGATCCAAATCGGGGGTGAAAGGATCCGCTCTGGCTAAAGAGCTGAGCCGAATGGGTCTTGATGAAAGCAACGCCGCCCTGCTGCTGCACGGCAGCATCATCCACGCCGACGGCCAATATGTGCGACTGGTCGGCGATCGACTGATTGTGACCCGCAACTGGCCGGGTGCTGGCGATGCCGTGGCCGACCAGCTGACCGCCGAGATCGAGGCAGAGCAGGCCAGCAACCGGGCCGCCAGCAGCGACATGCTGAAACAGCAGGCCCGCGAGCTGATGCACTCCGGCGGCAACATCACCGAATGGCTGGCCGCCCTGCCGCTGGCGCAGGCCGAAGAGGCGATCACCATCTTCACTCGCCTGCTGGATGACGAAGAGGACCGGGCCAGTTACCAGCCCACCGAACAGGAGCAGGCCCGCGTCGCGAGCATGCAAGCCGACAACGACCGCCATCAGGCGGAGATTGCCAAGGCGCGGGTGCGCCTAGGCGTGGAATGAGGAAATTGCGATGAATGGAGCTTTGAAGTTGCAAGAACAGGCGGTGGCCACCGCGGTGGAGACGGTAGGTAAGCCGGTACTGGATGCCTGCTGTGGCAGTCGGATGATGTGGTTCGACAAACAGAATCCGCTCGCCATCTTTGCCGACAAGCGGCGCGAGACTTTGACTGTCACGGACAGGACGCACCGGGAGGACGGCACCCGCACCTTGCGCATCGAACCGGATTGCCTGATGGATTTTCGCAACATGCCGTTTGCTGATGGTGCATTCAAGCTGGTTGCCTTCGACCCGCCGCACCTTGAACGTGCTGGCCCCAAAAGCTGGCTGGCTGCCAAGTACGGCAAGCTGTCTGACGATTGGCGCTCAGACCTGTGCGCTGGCTTTGCCGAGTGCTTCCGGGTTCTGGAGCCAGAAGGAGTCCTGGTGTTCAAGTGGAACGAAACACAAGTAAAAGTCAGCGAGGTGCTGGCTTTGACTCCGCACAAGCCACTATTCGGTCAGGTATCTGGGCGCTCCGGCATGACCCATTGGCTGGTGTTCATGAAACCAGGGTTGCAAGAAGCGATTGGGGGCCAGGCATGAAAAACTGGATTCGCCGCCATCTCGAAGCATGGCTGGTACTGCTGGCCGCCAAAATCCTGATCGGCAGGAACGTTCATCGCTGCAAGGTCGTATCTCGCAAGGACAACAACAGCATGTGGTACATGGCCGAAGACCTGGAGCAGATAGCCAACCGGATGCGGAACAAGTACGAGGGGCCAAGCTCATGACTGACATCATCAAACGCGCCGACGTCGAGCGCCTGCTGCCGCTCTGTCAGCGGCTCTGGCCCATCCTCCAGCAACACCCGCCGGGATCGGCGG